ATGCCAAATACCCGGATCCACCACCGCCACCCTGCGAGAACTGCGCCGAGCCTGCCGACTATCGCTGCAAGATCACGAACCGACCTGTTTGCTCGCTGGAGTGCAAAGACCTCCTCCTGAAAGCGGACCGCGTCGCCAAGTGCAAGGAACTCACAGTCACCTTCGATAAGGCGGTCTTGACGGAGAAGAAGTGCCCGAAGCGCGGACTCGCTTTTCGACACGACGGGTACGACTCCCCTGCCGAGGGCTCGACTGCGGACGACGTAACGCTAACCCCGTACACCCCCGACCCGGAAGGGCGCTACAAAGAGGAGACGGGAATCCTCCTGGTCAAAGGGGATGGCGGCGTGGCGTGCTGCGCCGGCTCCCTCTCCCGCGAGGCTCGGCGCCCCAGATCCAAATACAAAGACCACAGGGTCCGGACTGTGACGAGGAGCGGCCCCGGGTGCTGCACCAGGTACCTCCCATCCGACAAAGAGGACTCGTGCTGCCTCGGTTTCGCCCAATTCGTCAACAAGGACGGAGACCCTGAGGCGGGGTCAACGCACATCGGCTGTGGAGGCTGCCTGCTGGACACGGCCGCCCCAGGCTGCCTCCAGGTCACCAAGACTGACTCCACCCTCTTCCTGGGGTTCAACCTCGAGACGGAGGTCCAGTTCTACCCCGCTTTCATGAAAGGGCTCAATGGCTCCACCAAGCTGAGGAACATGTCGACGGTCATCAAGACTTCAACCGGAGCCGTCGCCCGGGACAGTGCCTTCCAGTCCATCTGCCAACTACTGCCATACCTCAACGAGAGCGGCCTTGATCTCAAATCTGGAGAAGAATCCCTCGCTTCCCTCTACTACGAGGAGGCTCCACAAGGGCGCGAAGGCCCCGACTTCTCTACATCGAAGGACACCGTGAGGCTCTGGCTGCAGGAGCAACACATCACATACGGAAACAACATGGACGCCAGCTTCGGGAAGGGGTTGGAGAAGGAAACCTAGGGGGGCGCTCTCAGCGCCCCCGACGGGGTGTGGGACACCTACCCTTTCAGGTGGGTACCCACACCCTGTTTAGTCGACCCTCCAGAATTCTACAGGGAGGACAGGTTCGAGCTCATTAGTGGAGGCGCATACTGGAACGGGCGGCACACTACCTTCGCCGGCAGCAACAGGGGTCTCATCACTCCTGAGTTCGACGGCTCCTACCAAACCATTTTCGGCCCATACTCTCCCCACTCAGGCCAGGTCTATTGCAAGTGCGCCCCCTGTCTCAACCTGGCCACCGCCAGGCTGACGGTCATGAAGGGGCCAAGGG